GAAGCCAAGTTTCCGTTTGTTACAACGTACTGAGCAGGACCAACACGACCTTCAGTCGCAATATAGTTTGATGAATTCAAGATTTTAGTGATAAGTTTTCTCTGAACTGCATGAGAAGTTTCACCAGTAAGACCTGAGTCTGCAAGGAAACCTTCAACGTCAAAGTCAAAGATAGTTTCTCCTGTGATATTCGCAGTAGATGAACTTCTAGTAGGAGCCGAAACTCTGTTTAATTCACCCATTTCGAATATTTTAGCAACGATTTGCTTAGAGATAGTTTGAGATAACTCATTTACTAAGATAGACTCCATCTTTTGAACGATGTCCATACCAGTGTTAGCCTTGATATCTTCAATCTCTGTTCTTTTAAGAGCAGTAGAAATTTCGATAGTACCAACAGCGATAGTCTTAGTAGATACGTTTGGTGCAATAATACCAGGATAAGAAGTATCATCTTCGCCTCTTCTCATTGGCGCAGTGTTTGAACTCCAGTTAGAAACATATCCTGGGATATGGTCTTCTAATGCAGAAATCAATTCTATGTCAACTTTTAACGCAGTAAATGAAACTGCGCCAATTCCACTAGAACCAACAAGTGAATCTAAGAAACCAGCTTCTAATACAGTTTTCATAACATCAGTTGCTGCAAATGTATTCAATGTATCATTAAATGTCCATGCACCTGTAGATGCAGTGTTTGCTTGTCTAAAGCTTCTGAACATTGGTAGTCCATCAATTCTAGAGAATCCTAAAAACTCAACAACATTTTCTTTACTAGTTAAGTTACTAATATCAGTATGTGAAGTTAATACAGAACCACCTGTTGCTCCAGCTAAGTTAACATAAATTCTAGATGTTAAACCACCAACTGTTTCCTTGATACCTAAAGTAGTCATGATGTCAAGTAAATAAGTTTTTAATTCAGCTTGCTCATTTGCTTCATCAGCTCTAAGTTTCCATACTTGTGGCTTTTCGTCACCTTCAAGTGGAGTATCATCGTATTTAAAGTCGATGTACATCAAGTCAATTTTTGGACCTGGAGAAGGTTTTACAGCTACAAGGTCTAAACCAATAGTTTGAGCTGCGATTTTCATTGCCACTGGCAATAATTGTTGACCGTAGTCACCTGAACCTTGTTGTGCACCAGAGGTACCAACGGTTACACCAGGGATTCCAGCAGGCTGTGCAGATGTTACATTACCCATACCACCTATGTTACCTTGGTTTGCATATGCTAAGTTCTCACTTACTGCGTGAAGTTCAGCATACTCAGACATCCAATCAAGTCTATCTGAATCTTGTACTCCCATGTTTTCTAACACTGGAGACCATTTTTTCAACGCTTTCGCTTTGTCGATATTCATAATTTTGAATTTTTTTTTCTTTTTCAATCGTATAGTATATATTCTGCTCTAAATGTCGTTTTTTTCCATTTCTAGCTTTTTTAACTATACTTTTAAGTTTTTTCTAATATTAGTCAAGGTTTTTAAATCTCTCCATAATACCAGTGATGGCAACGTCCGATAACTTATCCTCTTGGATGAAGTCATTTTTCTCTACCAATTGTTTTGTAACAGATTCGTTCTTCTTCATCTTTCTAGTAGACCAGAAATGTGAGACATTAGACTCTGTTGTTAAATCTGGGTAAAGTCTAGCTTGTGATAAGATACTTACCTTCGCTTTATCCTCTAATTGTTCCCAGATTGGTTTGATGTCACTAGGCATCAATCTAATAAGTCTATCTTCAAGAGATTCCTCTTGAACTGACAGTGCTTCTTTCATAAGCTTTAGTACGTCTCCGCTTGTGAAGAAATTGCCCTTCTCGTTTATATGGACAATAACTGATTCTTGTTCGTCTTTAGACAAGTCGTAGAATGAATCTACTTGTGACTTGTTTAAGAAGTTCAAGAAGTGATGCTCATTAGTTTCAGAAGCTTTACGTTTCTTAGCTTCTGTTATTAAGTTATCTATTTGTACTGATAATTTCGTTTTTTTCGTTTCTCCCATCATTTCCTCTTCTTCTTCAGCAGATGGTTCGCCTTCCATTCCTGGCTCAGCTAATTCATCATCTGAATTTTCATCTCCGTATTCAGACTCAAGACCTTCTTCGCCAGCTTCTAATTCGCCAGCAGCCTCATCATCATCATCACATACAACGTGACAGTTTTCACCACCTTCGTCTTCAGAGTCAAATTCACTATCAAGTTCGCCATCTGGCTCACCATCAGTAACATCCATAGCATCACCTTCCATGTTAGGTTCTTCAACCGCATCAAAGCCTGCATCCTGTGGAGTAGGGAATGTTTCTTCTTCTTCTTCGCTTCCGAATGCTTCATTAATTTTAGAATTTGAATTCAATTTTTCAGAAATCATCTTCGTGTAACTAATTGATTTATCTAATCCTTCTGCGATATAATCAGAGTAAGAAATGTTATCATCTAAGTTTTCAGCGATATACTCAGAGTATGCAATATTACCTTCTAAATTCTCTGCTAAATATTCAGAGTAAGAAATGTTGTTATCTACATGCTCAGCGATGTATTCACCATATTCAATATTTTTGTCTAAGTTTTCAGCAATATATTCTGTATAATCAATGGTTTTATCCAAGTTTTCAGCAATGTATTCTGAATAGTCAATATTTTTAGATAAATTCTCAGCTAAATAATCAGAAAAACTAATAGATTTGTCTAAGTTTTCAGCAATGTATTCATTATACTTAATAGAATTATCTAAATTCTCTGCTAAATAATCAGAAAATTGAATAGATTTATCAACTTTCTCAGTGATAGATTGATTACTTTCAATTATTTTTGTTTGATTATTTCTCAATTCTTTGTTTTCATTAACTACGAATTGAATCTTTTCAGCTAAGTAATCTAAGTACTTAACCAATTTACCGTTATCGGTTTGTAAACTTTCATAATAAGCTAGTAATTCATCCATTTTCTTAGGAGTCAAATCACCTTTTTTCAAAGCTTCGTTTACTTTTTTTCTAGTGTCACCAAGCTCACCCACTAAATATTGTGAGTACTCTGCTAACTGCTGTTTTGTTACTAAATCATTCTGGTTCATGTTGAATAACTCGTTAATTTTTGTCTCATCTTCCATAGAGTAAACTCTAAAGTTTGAGTTATTTGAATATCCACAAGATTCATTTATTGATGACATTTTAGCAGAACCAAATCCTGGGTCAGCTACGATATCATAAGTGAAAAGCTTTTTAAGTGTCACCGAACCATCAGATTCAGTAATACCAGCCGCTCTTGAAGATACGAATAGAGGAAGTTCATCATCTACAATAGATTGGGCTTCCTTACCCCATTGTGTGTTCAAAAGTTGAATTTTACCTTCTACTATATTTGCTTCTTGGTTATAAGAAATATCTTTAATAACGTGTGAGGCTCTTGCTAGAGATGTGTCAAACACATCTGGATGGTCAAATTCACCAAAAACAACACCTAATGATGACATTCTAGTTTGTAACTCTTCTAAACAAGGTAAAAACCTATCAGCAGTGTAAATTCTTTCATTTCTGTTCTTTATATCGAACTCAGTAAAAGGACCTCCTAATATGTATTTTTTCTTGCCAGTTTTATCAACCTCAACTTCTTCATTTAGACTCAATGAGTTGTTGTGATTTTTTTGTACAATCATTACGTTTTTCATATTGGCATTTTTATTTTATAAAGTATATATTTGTAAAAAAAAGCCTATTTTTTCTACTTTTGTCATTATTACTTTAGATAATGATATTGTCCTAAATTATTAGTGTTTTATAACCTTTTAACACATAATTATATATTATCTTCTTTTAATCGTTTTTTTCTATAATGTTTTATTAGAATTCGAAGTCATCATCTCCACCAGCATCATCTCCACCAGCATCATCTCCGCCGGCATCATCACCAGCATCTCCACCCGCATCTCCACCGAAGTCATCTCCACCGCCGAAGTCATCATCTCCACCGAAGTCATCACCTCCACCGAAGTCATCACCTCCACTATCACCTCCGCCATCAGCAGCTCCTCCTGAGCCACCTGCTATACCAGAAGGATGTTTTTCCCACATAGCTCTATTTTCTTGCTTTTCTTCTTCTGTGAGTTTCATTATAGTATCAATAAGGTATTCCACATGGAAATAAGGCTTATCATCAACAGTGATTGTACTCAGCATACTAGCCACAATCTCACCTCTTTTTTGTAGGTTATTTAATCGCTTCCACTCTTCGAATAAATCATTTGAAAAGAATTCAACATTTACATCATTCAGGAATGTTGAGTCGTCCATTAATTCCGGATATTCAATTAGCATTTGAAGTTTTAATGGCTTAACAACAAGTTCTTTGAATGTTGTTCTCAGCCTGGATATAAAGTTTGAAAATTTAACTTCATCCCTTGTCATTTCAGATGCATCTGAATATATATTACCACCACCATTATCAGAATCAAATCGTGTAAATGGAATTCTAGAAGCTCTTTTAAGTGCATTAAAGAACCATGTTAGCATGTCGCTCTCGTTAAGGTCATGTCCTTCTGGAGAGACTAGTTCCATATCAGGAGTGCCGGTATCACCCTCTGGAAACCAAATTTGTTTATTATATGGTAGGTGCTTTTGTCCATTAATTTGAACAGTTCCTAAATCATCATCGAATTCTATTTCTTCACTATAATCCGAAATCAACTGAGCAATTTGCTCCTCTGCCCTTTGTCTAGAAATACCTTGTACTGGAATGGTGAATTTCTGATATACTGTAGCATGAACCATGTTATACATGATTTTAGTTTGCTCAATAATTTTTAGTTGATTATACGGTCTGATTAAGCCTTCTACATAAGAAGTTTCAGAATAATCATTCTGTGTTTTATATGAGATATAAATCAATTGTGAGTCCAATAGAACCCTTCTCAGTTGAGGGTCTTCTGGATATTGAATCCAGATGTGCTCACCTGTTGTTGGTTCGAATCCAGGTACAAAGGTAGCTGCATCTAATTGCTCAAAACTAATAATAGTTTGTTGCTTATCATCATAGATAATTTCAAATGCTAAAAAGCCATCTACTAAAAATGCTTTGAAGTATTCCCAAGCCATCTTACCATCGTTAAATCCAAATGCTTGATAAATATCATTGAAAGCTTCTTGATAACGGTCTTTAATATCCTGTGAAAAATCTTCGGATAATGAAGTTGGTGAACAGAAATCTTTCTCATCATCATACACAATTCCTTCATCGGCAATTGTAGTTACAAAATCCTTAATTTCATCTTTAATTGAATACTCTCTTAATATTCTTCTCTTATCACCATAAGATTGGTCTAAATAAGGTATAGACTTTCGGTTCATTATTGATGCAATAGCCCTTTGTGAAAAGAAGTCATACATACCATAATTTTTAACTGCCTGTGGGTCTTCGTTGATACCAATTGCTACTCTATTACGAGAAACCATATCGTCGTAATTCATACCCCACGAAGAAAGATTTCTAAGAACTTTACTAAAGAAACTTTTATTCTGAGTTGAGCTAGACATATTACCTCCATCTGCGTAGGGATTATACTGACTAGAATTTTGTGGATTGTAACTTCCTGCCATGTGAAATGTTTTAAATTTGAATTATATATTTAAAATCGATGCGCTCTTTTTTAAATAAATTATTTTCCGTATATTTGCACTATGTCACGTGAAGAAAAATATACACATAGAATTCTTATACAAGCCGCTGCTGAAGGAAATTTAAATAAATTGAAAGAGATTTGCGAGGGCTTAACATCATATAGACAACTATATGGTGATAAACCATTCTTAGAAGAAGCCTTGTTCTATTGTATTCGCTCATGTAGCATAGATTGTACAGAGTACTTATTAAGCACTTGTAAGTTGCCATTAAGTGCTATTTATGATGATATAGTTTGGTCAATAATAAGTAAAAGCGGCAATGCGCAAGAAAAAAGGATATCTATGTTTAGATTCCTATATGATAAAGGTTTGAAATACATACCTTATGATGTAGCAACTAAATATCTTCAACTGAATAGGAAGGATTATTTTAAAATGACTCTTATGGAATTTACGGAAGAAATAGATTTAGACGAAATGTTAAAAGCTACTTCTGAAAATGTTATAGCAAAAGATAGACAAGGAATCCTTTTAGAAATAGTTAAAGAAATCCGCTCAGAGAAAATTGATAAAATATTGAAAATGAAATAGTCTATATTACTTAAACCGCTTGATACCCCTCTGTAGTCTTTTAATGTGGTTTTCTAAAGCATCATACTGACCACTTATATCTTCGGTTATATCAAAGAAGTCACTCACTGTAGATTGAATAATTTCTTGATGTCTAAGCTCTCTTGTTTCTAGTTTCTTTAGCCATATAGAGTATAATTTGTCTGGGTCGTATTTATTTTTAGGATATGATGAGTATAAAAAATTAGGTAATATACTAAAATCAATTTGATATGCTTGTTGAACTCTTTTCATATCATACTCGACCAAGGCATACTCATACCCTACCTTCAAAAGCATTGTATACGCATTCTCAAAAGTTATACTAGATAGTTGGCTATTGTCCTCTAAATCATTTAAAATCTTATCTAACATACCAGACCTTATTTCAAGGGGTAAGAAATTGAAATTTATTGCATAGCCTATTAATTGGTTATCAAATTTCTTATGGTCAATGAAAAGTACTGGTGAATATTTCATCCAATTTGATTCGTCGAAGTATGTTAGAAAAAAGAAGCTACCTGCTGTTATAGAGTTTACATTAATGGGAGTAACCGTTTTATCTGGGTTTGTATAAAGGTTATACATCTTCATAGTATTATCTTTGTAATACTGTGGTATATCTTTTTTAGCTTCTATTTCTATTTTATCGTTTAAAACTCCCATTATTTATATATTTAATTACTGAGTATAATATATGAAATTTAATATATGTGTTATGAGCATTTTTTATAACGGGGTGTGATTTTTAATATATACCACATGGTAAAAACTAAAAATTTCATAGAGAAAAGTAAACATAGATTTGGTGATATTTATACTTATGTAAATTCAATATATGTAAATAAACGAACTAAAATAAAATTCCATTGTGACATACATGGTGAGTTTTCACAATTACCACATAATCACCTTAGTGGTAATGGTTGTCCAAGATGTAATAAAGATAGAATAGAAAGACTACGAGCCGAATCATTCATTGATAAATGCATAGATGTGCATAAAGGTAAATATGATTATTCGTTAACTAAATATGAAAAATCATCATCAAAGGTCGATATTATATGCACTGAACATGGTATATTCACACAAATAGCATCCAATCATATTAGCGGTAAAGGTTGTAAGAAGTGTCAATATGAAAAATTATCAAATGAGTTCAGTATATCAAATGAAGAGTTTATAGCTAAGTCAGTTAAAGTGCATGGTGATAAATATGATTATTCACTCATTGATTATAATAATAGGTCAAGTGAAATTGATATAATATGTGTTACACATGGTGAATTTAAGCAGAGACCTGTTAACCATTTAAATGGTTCTGGATGTAAACTTTGTGAGGCACCTAATTTAAGTTCTAGGAAAGAAAAGCTTAAGAATAAATTTGTCGATGATATAGTTATATTATCGGAGGAAAGTAATAATTTTTTTAAATTTAGATGCCATATACATGGTGAGTTTATAAAAAAATTCGATAATGTGATTAACTCTAAATTTGGGTGTAATGAATGTGCCTCAGTAAAAAGACATAAATATAATTTAATGAGTAGTGATGAATTCATTGAACGTTCAAATCATATTCATAAAAATGAGTATAATTATGACTCTGTTGAATATAAAGGTATGAATAAGCCAGTATTTATATACTGCGAAACACATGGATTCTTCGAGCAGAAACCTATACATCACCTAAGAGGTTCAGGGTGTTTTATATGCTCACTATCAAAGAGGAAAAAGATTAGATATGGTGATTATGTACAAATGGCGAATGATGTACACAAAAATAAATTTAAATATAATATACATGAGAAATGGCGTGGTATTTCGGGACATATCGAGATTGAATGTCCAGAACACGGTAAATCTACACAAAGGTGTGATTCACATTTGAGGACAAATGGGTGTGCTAAGTGCGGCTATGATAAATTATCCAATAGTAAAACAAAATCTACTAATGTTGTAATATCCGAATTTAATGAAATTCATGGGAATAGATATGATTATAGTAAATATGAATATATCGGATGTATTGATAAATCTACTATAATTTGTGAAATTCATGGTAATTTTGAACAAACTGCGACCTTGCACCGAAGGGGATGTGGTTGCCCAAAGTGTAATTCTAGTAAAGGTGAGTCTAAAATAATTAAAATATTAGATGATTATGAATTTGATTATGAAATAGAGAAAATATTACCAGGAACTAAATTAAGATTTGATTTTTATTTAACATATGAAAAAATTTATATTGAATATGATGGTAAGCATCATTATGAATCTATTGAATATTTTGGTGGTGTTGATAATTTAAAATCGGTTAGAATTAATGATAAACTGAAAAATGATTATTGTAAAGAGAATAACATTAAATTAATTAGAATACCATATTGGGAGTATGATAGTATTGAATATATACTATATGATGAATTAAAAATAAAAAAACATAATGATAAATAGCCGACCAAACAACCCTAAGAAAAAGGATGGTACGTCTAAGTATCGACAAGGAAATTTTATACCTACTAATAAGGATAAAGTTTTGAAATTGAACTCAAATGGTGGTATATACTACCGTAGTTCATGGGAACAGAAAGTAAAAAAAAAATATGTCGATATTTAGATATGAACCCTAAAATTATAAAATGGGGATGTGAGTGTATTAAGATACCTTACAAAAAAACATCTGTTAAGAAAGCAAAGGATGGAATAATGGATTATAAAACAAGTGACCATAATTATTATCCAGATTTCTGGTATAAGAGATTGAGAGATGATGGTTCTATTGAAGAAGTTGTTATGGAAGTAAAGCCATATGCTGAAACTAAAAAGCCAAAGGCTCCTGCCTTTAATGCGACTGCTAAACAGTTAGAGAATTTTGAATATTCAATGAATTTATGGAACGCTAATATGTATAAATGGGAACATGCTATTTCTTTCTGTGAATCAAAGGGCATTAAATTCACTATTATGACTGAGGCTTATATCAAGAGGTTAGGCAATTAATCTTATATGCTCTTTTCAAATTAATTGGTAATAATTCTATATAAGGATTTGGTAATTCAATCGTAGGTGCATCTTTTTTAAACCATGCTACCCATTCATAGTCTGAATGTATCTTTGGGTCAGTCCACTTCTTTATTTTTTTTGTCATTTCCTCAGAGAACATTTCTTCTTCTGCATCAAAATCCTTAATATGTTTGAATAATATATCTAAAAAGTCATAGCCAGATTCTTTAATAATTTCATAATATTTATCTTCGATATAAATATAAACCATGGAGTGTAGCATATCTGCTTTATCAACCATGTTGAAAACATCTTTCTGAACCTTTGGGTAAGTAATTTCTCTATGCATTAAATATAATTCCATATCATCACCAACCAATGGTAATATTTTCTTTGTGTGATTTTTATTATTTTCACCGAAGCGATAGAACACTTTATTACCTTCTTTATAAAATAGAAATATCTTAGCTCCTTTGTGTTTTGCGTATACACAATCCTTAGCGATTATATAGTGGTCAGACTCATTAAAAACATTTACACCCTTTAGATAATCGACAATGATTTGCTCATTAGTCGATACCTTCTTCCCAGAGTATTCGTTTTGTTTCATTTTTATATTTTTCACGTTTATATTTATTTTCGTAATCCCACCTACTTCTTCTATGTGAAAATGATGATATCGCTCTCCAGCTATCTGGTTTACCTAATAAGTCACACCAAATCATCCTACCATATGGTATATCACCATCTGTATCAAGGGACCAATAGCTTCTAGCAATCATATATCGCTTATCGTTATTAAGTCGATATTTTACAACACAGTCTTGTTTAAATCTACGCCAGGCACGAGTACGGTTATGTTTAGTATGTTCATATTTATATAGCATTTTCTCAATTTCTCTATTATATTCCAAGCACGTTAATTGTATGTGTTGTAAATAGACCTTGATTCTTCTTTTTGTTTTATATTTAAATAAGCCTAAGTGTACATAAATGTTTATTATACAAATATAATCAAAACAATTTGATTAAAAAAGCATATAAGTATAAAATATAATATTTAAAATATGTCATTAAGAGCAGAATATATTTGGTTAGATGGTAATGAGGTTCAATGCCTGCGTTCAAAAACAAAAATTATAGATACTAAAGAAAAATACATGAGTCCTGATGTCGTACCAGATTGGAATTTCGATGGCTCTTCTACTAAACAAGCAACCACGGATAACTCAGAAATGATTTTAAAACCGTATAAAACATGTAAAAATCCTATTGATGGAGGTATTTTAGTTTTATGTGGCGTTTATGATACTGAAGGTAATCCACATTCCACGAATCATAGGGCTAAGTTAGAAAAAACTGTATCACAAAAGGATAAGGAAACTTGGTATGGATTTGAACAGGAGTATATAATATACGATAACGCAACTAAAAGACCATTAGGTTGGTCTGCTGCTCCAGAAACATATCCAGAGAAACAAGGTCAGTATTATTGTGGAGTAGGTGGTAATTACGTAGCTGGTAGAGAATTTGTTGAAGAGCACTTACAAAAATGCTTATCAATAAATTTACAAATAGGTGGTATAAATGCCGAAGTTATGTTAGGTCAATGGGAGTATCAAATTGGTCCAGTAACAGCTTTGGATGGCTCAGACGAATTGTGGATTTCAAGATATTTACTTTATAGATTAGCAGAGAAATATAATTATTATATTAACATAGAACCTAAGCCGTTTAAAGGAGATGACTGGAACGGTTCTGGTATGCATGTTAATTTTTCAACAAGTGACATTAGAAATAACATTAGTCGTAAGAAAGAATTAGCCTTTGAGTATTGTGAGAAACTAGAAGCTAAACACGTTGAGCACATTGCAGTTTATGGACAAGGGAATGAAGATAGGCTAACCGGTTCTAACGAGGCTCCTTCAATAAATGAATTCAAATCTGGTATTGGAGACAGAACAGCATCGGTCAGAATACCTTATAGCATTCTGGATAGACACACAAAGGGTTATATTGAAGATAGAAGACCATCATCAAACGCAAATCCTTACGTAGTTGTTGAAAAATTAATTAATACAATCTGTTCTTAATATGGAAAATTCACAAATATTTTTAAAGAAAATGTATGACCTACGAGACAGGACTGAGGGCGCAAATTACCTGACTAAGAATGCCGTTGCTAATATGGTAAAAAAGAAACATGGTATTAAATTAGAACGTAAAGAAATTAGAGATATACTTGATGATTTAGTTAACAAAGGACTTATCGAAAAAACAAGAAATGGAATACGCATATCCGGTTTAGGAATTCAATTCTTTGATGAGAAGTCATTAAAGCCTAAAAAATCAAAAGGCTTTAAAAAAGTAATTTTCACCACTTTAGTCATTGTCGCTTTGGTTATTACATTATATTATCTATACATATAAAAAAGAGAAACTAATATATGAAACACATAGTTATATTCGGAAAACCTGGTTCTGGTAAAGGAACAATGAGTGAATTAATCGTTAAGAATCATGAGTACATGAGCATGGTTGCTGGTGATTTACTAAGAACAGAAAAGAAATCTGGTTCAGAGTTAGGTAAAACAATAGCTTCTATAATCGATAAAGGTAATTTAGTACCAGACGAGATGATTAGTACGATAATTGGTGATGAAGTCTCAAATTTATCATATAAAATAGTTTTTGACAAAGAGACTGGTATTGTTTTCGATGGCTATCCAAGAAGTATTCAACAAGCTATCGACTTGGATACCTTCATCGATGTTGATGTTGCTGTATATCTTAAGTGTGATGAAGAAGTGCTCGTAAAACGCCTCCTAGAGCGGGGTAAGACATCTGGTAGAGAGGATGATAGTGATGAGGATATAATACGTGCTAGAATGAAAAACTATTTGGAAATAACAGAACCAGTAAAGGCTTACTATCAAAACCAAGGAAAATATATTGAAATAGACGGTAACCGAGAGATTGAAGAGGTATTTAAAGATATAGAAACTTATTTATAAAAAGAAAAGCTCTAACATTTGTTAGAGCTTTTTATTTAATCAACTATTTCTAAAAATTTATGATTTGTTAGTTTATCAGTATCCTTATTGTTATATGAGGAACCATGCCAACCACCTTGCTCACCCCAGTATTCTAGAGAATCTCCATTAGTATTATCATTGAATTTAATATTATTCATTCTATAAAACTTTTGTATAAATTCTCCACTTGGATTCAATTGAGCATACTTGGCTTCGCCTGGTACACTACCTTCTATATCAGTTCTTTTAATTGTATTAACAATATTAATTTTATCCTCAACACTTTCTAACACTGTACTAAAACTTTCGAACTTTTTTAAATGTTTCATGTTAGTTACAATCTTTTTCGAATTTATCTTTCATTGCTTGAATTTTATCTTCAAGGTCTACCTTATTTATATTTCCTATATGGTGTGATGTACCATTTACACCAATTGCATAACCTTTATCTTTCTCATCCCAAACATAAATTTTCTTACCACATTTAGTATCTACATACCTTGTTTTAGTAGATTCATTTTTATCAATCGAAGCCATAGAGTCATCGAAACGCTCTAATTCATCTTCACGAACTCTACCACCGGATGAAATGCCTTGTGGGTTTATTAAGTTATATAATATAACACCCATGTCCACAAATGCATAATCAATAGTATACGACTCATAACGACCGTTTGACCAGTCTACTTTATCACCTTTGATGAATTTAGCACGTTGTAATAAGTTATAATCAGCATCACCTAATTGGGATTTTTGTTTATTTCTATATTCCTCGTCTAAGATAGAATTTTCATTTATAAATTGGTTATATTTCTTGATTGCCATAATTATTAATTTTTTTATACCTTATATATAAATATAACAAACTAGTTATTTAATTAGTTATACTAATTAAATGCCTTATGAATATACTTATCCTGACCACACCCATATATTCGATAATAACCTCTTCCGTGCATTATTTCAACTTCGGTTTTATTTGAATCAAATCCTTCCTTAATTAATTTCTTTTTATTATAATTGAATCTATGCTTTCTAATACCTTCTATTACCCAATAATAATTAGGTTTAGTTCTATGTATAAAATTAAATCCGAGTGTTTTATATAAAACACCGGTGAACATAGAGACATCAGCATATGATACAATCGAATCACATTTATGATTATCAATGAAATGCTTGAATAATTTAGATGCTGAACCAATGATAATTAAATTTATTTTATTACAAAATCTAATTAACTCAACCGAGTCAGATAATTTCCTTCTGTTACCAAAAGTCATTAGACTCACTAATACATTATCATGAAACAGACCGATTTTAAACTTAGCATTTGAATAACCTTGTATATGATTTTCATTTAAAAATTTTCTCGCCTCATCGGCTCTCACATTTCTAATTTCACACTTTCGTGCATAAATTCTATCTTTAATTAATTTAAGTCGATTTTTCAGTATTGATTCAATTATCAATCTCTTATAATTCCAATCATCTTCGAAAATATGAATTAAATCAATATTCAATTCCTTGCACATATTGGTTTTGTTTATATGATAATCTTTGCTTTTATATAGCTCAGAGTGCCAATACACACCATTAAATTCAATTGCTAATTTAATACTTGGTATATAAATATCTAATTCATGTGGTGGTAAAATTTTTCTATCATTTCTAATATAAGTTATATTCAATTCATCGAGAAATTCACTTAATTCACTCTCAGCGAAAGAAACTTTAGATTCGATTGTGTTACAATAAGTACATGCTTCGCTACCAAGTGAAAGTCTTGAACTCAATGTATCTTTATTTATATTGAAATTTTGTCCACAAGCATTATGATGTATGTTGAAATATACACGCTCATATGATAATATTTTATAATCTACATTTAACAATTTAGAAAATTTATTAAATGTAGATTCATTCCTCTTATTTCGTATATCGTTAATGATATTTACATCCTGGAATATATTCTCAACGCCATATTTAATTAAACACGTTTCTTTATATTTGAGTTTATACTCATCTGTTTTTGAATAATGGTCTACGCCATACTCATCAATCAATGAATTGGCTAATTTACTTTTACCTATTTTAGACTGCATGATATTCTCAACGCCATATTTACCTAAATTGGTTTTTTTAACTTTAATCCATTTACAATCATTGCAGAAATAATCATCAGTTAGATTTTTCGTACATCTTAAATATTCACGATACTCTAACTCTTTTACCGAATCGCAATTATCACACACACATTTTATGATTGTTGTTGAACCTTTAGTTAAATCTGTTATTTTAACTTTTACTTTTTCACCAACCTTTATCTCATATCCTTTGTTACTATAGTGTTTAATATTTCTTGAATGTCCCTTTATACATACATATCCATCTACTATCATATAGTTTATATAACTTTTATTATTAAATGTTGTGCATTCCTTGTCCGTCGTTAGACGAGTCTATACTAAACATTTTAACCGGATAATTATCATCGGAGCCCTTTCTCTTGTACAATTCGTTGAATCCCTTCGCTATACCACGTTTGAATATTTCAGTAAAATATGCAAATGCGTTTTTACTTTTCTCTTCATTGAAGTTATACCAGTTATCGAACATATCAACTAATCCAGATTGATAACAATCCAATCTATCATCGTTGTTCCAATATCTCATTTTTTTAATTGTTCTTTTCGCAAGTAACTCTAACATTCCTTGTGCGCTTCTTGTTAATCTACCTTGTGCCTTTGAAATAATAATTTCTACATATAATTCTTTATTTGATAAATACATAAATTTTTATGTTCTTTTTTTTGGATATTTAAATTTATATTATTATATTATAATAATATAAATTTATTTCCATATTTGTTATATGATTTTAAAAAGTAAAAGTTTAAAAAAGTTTTTAACCGACAAAAGGTGTAATGAAAATTACACCTTTTTATCAATTATTTATTCAAAAATTACTTTCGAACAATCTCGTTATATTTAAGTTCTTTAATTGCGAACAATTCAGAAGTCTTTTCCTCTCTCTGGAGCTTAAGTGCTTCAAGACCTTTAGATAATGATTCAGACTCACCCATCATTTTAAGATTTGCTTCAATCTTATCAGCGTTTTTATCAATATCTTCGATACTCATTTGTATTTCTCGTTCTTTATCTTCTAATTGCTTTTTAACTTTAACCTCATCTGATAATTTATCTTCGTAGAAATAAGTTAAATCGTAATTCATCTCATTTCTAACATCATCAATGATTGACATTGCTGATTCATACTTGAAGAATGAGTTACCATATCTATTATCACATCTATAAGCATAAATATTATCTTTATAGTTCATTGCATAGATATCTACGAATGGATTAGCCAAGTTAGTTACTTTTTTAACTACATCTAACTCAACGAATTTATCCATATTAGAAGCAACTTCCATAATTAATGGGTAGTAATTCTTATTAACAATAGGAATAATTGGAGATTGGAATAAGTTTTCTAATGTAGTTTCTTTAGACGTTTTCTCTTCATTGATATAAGTAATACCTGATTCCTTTGTAGATAAACCAATTACTAAGCTTTCACTGATTTTGAAATCAATTCTATCTTCTTGAATCTCTGCGTATTGCATAGCAGTCTGTAATGTGTTTAAAATTCTAATTTTATCACCATCTTTAATGTGTACATCAAGTGTTGTTTTTTCGATAGAGTCTTCTTTAAGCAAAAACCAAGAATCATTTAAGAAAGCTAAGTGACCATCCTCTACTCCTTCGACAATTGTGAAGATAGAGTCTGAATTACCACCGTTTAAAAGGTTAGCCTTTTGCTCTGGATTTTTAGTCAGATTATGTATGAAAACTTTAACCTCAGGTACCCAATCATATATAGATAACTCATTAAGAATCTTATTCATTCTATCTTCATCACTACTTAAGTTGATTATTGATAACAATGTATTCAATGGTTGTCTGTAGATTGTTCCACCTAAGTTTCTTTTTTCTACTAATCTGTATAAATCTTTTAAGTTGTAAACCAACTCAAATTTCATCATATCGTCATTTAAACCTTCAAGTAAACCTTTAACTTCTTTGTCATAAGTATAAGGGTTCAACCTTTCGTTTAATGATTTTATTATATTCTTTTCAGATGAGTTATCGCAAGCAGAGAAGTGAGCTTCTAAGATTTTCGAGATGTCATCTTGTTCAAAAGTTAGATTCTTTTTAAAATCGAACAATTCTTTTTTCAAATTCTTCATTTGATAACGAGATTATTTTTTTATATTATATAGTATATATATAATTTTATTTACCTATTTTATGCGTTTTTATAACTTTTTGTTAGCACTATGTATTTGTCCTCCCCAGACAACACCAGTTGGTCTTTCAATAACGTGCTCTTTATTAAATGCTGGGTAATATGTATGTATATCAAAGTTTATGGTTAATCTAATGGCATCATCAGAACCAAGATTTTTTTCACGGTTAATTGTTATCTCTTGGTCTTCTGGAACTAATATAACAGCATCAATATACATGAAATTATATTCAAAGTACATATATTTATATAACCATAGAGTGTCCATAATAGCTTGTGATGCCTTGAAAGTGTCTAATTCTGAATTAACTAATATTGTCATTTCATAACTTGCTTGAATAGGAAGTGCTCTAATCTTTGTTAAAACCTTTCTAATTTCTTTTTCATCTTCGACTACCATTTTCAACCATTGATTTGGATTGGCAAATTCGTCTGATTTTATTCGCCAAGATTTTAAAGTGACATGTCCTCTTGGGTATTCATCAGTGTTAATTTCTAAAGGCTGAGCATCACTGGCTATATCCGATTGAAATGTGTCCATTAGGAAATCCTCATTTCCGGTCATTGAATAATAGATAGGTGCTACTACTTCAACTGGACCAGTTGAAAATCGGTTTACCCATGAAATTTTACCTTCCAATGTTGCAAGTAAGCAAACCGATAAGTCCCTGTAAAAAATGTCGTCATAATTAAAACGGGTTTCTATAGACATAATTCCTTTTCTATTATTTTTTAATATTATCAAAATACCAATATGGCATTCTAATTAATTCGATATTATTTTATTAACCAAATATTAAACTTTTTGCTTAATTTACATTATATATTAAAGAAACATTCTACAATTAAATAAAAAAACATGGAGCAATTATTTTGGAAAAAGTATAGACCTAAGACAATGGAAGAAATAATTCTTCTACCTAGGATTAAGGTGTCCGTAAAAGGTGGATTGAAAAACAATATGATATTCTACGGTGGTTATGGTATGGGTAAAACCGCTTTGTCTAAAATATTAATAAAAGATAATCCACATATAAGATTCAATGCATCATTACACACATCTATCGATAGCCTGAGATATGAGGTTGAGGAATTCTGTTCTAATATGTCAATGTTTGATGACCCAAATGCATTAAAAATTGTATTCCTGGATGAAATAGAGCGTACTTCTGCACACTATCAAGATGCATTGAAGGGATTTATCGAAGAATATGAAAAGAACGTCAGGTTCATCGCTACAACAAACCACATACAGAAAGTTGAAGGTGGACTTATATCTAGATTTGTGTCCATTGACTTTAATCCTCGAAATAACACCGAGATTCATTTCTTGAAAACAGAATACGCTAAGAAGTTAAAGGAAATTACAGTTATAGAAGGTATAGATATAGAAGCCAAAGATATAGTATCTATTGTGAATCGAAACTTTCCTGATTTGAGAAAGATGGTTAATATTATACAACATATAAAAGAAACTGGAGAAGTTGATTTCAATTCATCTGTATATAAAACTCAAATGAAAGATGAGTTATTTAAGCATATAATGAGTAATAAAGAGTTTATCGATAATTATAATTTCGTAATGACTACATTTGGTCAAGAAAATGTAGTAGACATGATTTATCTATTAGGTCGCCCATTTATTGAACAAGCAATTTCTCAAAAGGGTGAGTTATTAGATAGTATGCAGGATATTGTAGACGTTGTTACAGAATACTCAGATATGATAAAAGATTCATTAGACCCTATCGTATTAGGTGTTTCGTTACTTGGTAAAATTCAGAACATTATACATACCAAATGAAAATTCCCACATAGTACTTTTTGTGATATTGGTAGGCACTTCACGTATATTAATAAAATAATAAAGGATAAAATAAATAAATTAACAGAATGAGAGTAATTTATGTAGAAGATAATTATGAGACAATCACTAAGGGTAACCATTATACAGTTATAGAAGAAAGAATAATGGGTGATTTCGGTTTTAATCATAAATTAATAAAAAATGATAAAGGCGTTGAAGAATGGTTTGTAGAAATTCCTGGTATAATTAGATTTGCGAAAGCATATAACGTATATGTTAAATATATCGGAGAAGAGGCTCCATTCTTGACATATGGTAAGGTATATCAAACATGTGGTCGGAAAGATTATGAACACTATTATTTTATGAATGATAACAATTCTTATTGTGGTATGAGAAAAACAAATTATTTTAGTGGTGCTAAAGAGTTTGAAATATTCGATAGAGAAAAAAAGATAGATTTTTTATTAAAAGAAACATAATATTAATATATAACATATGGCTTTTAACTTCACAGACTTTTATGTTAAATATGATGGACACCCAAGGTATAATACACTTGAAGTAATCGAAGATGAGATTTTCGAGGTTATTGTACAGAAAATAGAAAATGTACTATTTACTAATAAGGGAGAATTTATAGGTGACCCTGACTTTGGTGCTGATTTAGAGAAGTTTTTACACGAAACAAGAGTATCGGCAGACTTCGTTGAGCGTTCTATAATCGACCAGATTGGTGAGTATATTCCAGAGCTTGATTCATTTGGCTACACATTAGAAGTTACGTTTGCTGAAAATCCAAACAGTTATTCAGATATGATGTTCGTATCTATAACATTTAAAGAAACTGAGGTTAACGCATTTTTCGCTTAATTCCAATTCGAACCACTGAAGAATTTATTATTAACTAATAGACAAGGTTTATTTGTCCAAAGTTCAAATTGTGTATATTTTCTATCGTTGTATTTATTAGTTCTTCCGAAATATATATCAGAGTTGTACTTAACACTTTCGAATTGGTTCAATTCTGGGTCAAACATTTTCTCTATCCATTTCATTAAACCCCCTTCTTTCTCTAATTCTTCTTTAGTTATAATATCTTCACGGTCTTTGCCGGTCTTGGAATTTTCAAAGTTTAGGAATTGCATAAAATCCTCAGTTAGTGTTACGTTTTCACTTGTTTTATGATTAGAATTGTATATAGATTCAATTTCTTTTTTCATCTCATTAAGAGAATTATAATCCCAATTAGTAAGACCTAACTGACGAGTTATTTCTCTAGAAAAGTGTGACATATCTATACCAAACCTTTTATTTATGTAAGTGAAGGAGCCATAAGTATCAGGTGTGAATCCCATTATAAACTCAGTATTCTCTTCTAATGGTATAACTCTGTAAGTTGAGCCTTCCGAATCTCTACCATAGTTATAAGTAGCGTTTATATCATTGGTGCAGAATATTGACTCACTTCTAGGAATATATCCCGGGAATCTTCTCCACCGCTCCGATTCATTCATGATTAAGTTATAATAAAGCGGTACCGGCTCATCAGAGCTTCCTATATTACCTACTGGCTTTCTATTATGTCCCTTCGAATCTATTAATAAATAGTCTTCATTTGATTTTATGCCTCTGTATAAAGGAACTTCAGTCATATCTTTATTAATATACCAGGGAGCATATTCTTTAATTACATCGA